ATGCAGCCTGAGTTAGATCAAAAGATAACATTACAAAAAAATTATGAAGATTTACTGAAAAGACTTGAGGAGTCTTCTATCAGAACCATCACAAAGAATGCCACCAAAGATTATAAAAAAGCGCGAGCGCAAGCAGCTAAGAATGCAAGAAAAGGAAATCATCCGTATTCTAAAAAAGCAAGAATGCTGGCCCTCGAGGAGTTTCAGACTCAAGATAGTATCCTTACCACTATAATTGATTTTGATTCTTGGGTAGAACAAGGAATGAGTGGACTGAAGTTTCAAGACATTGACAGAAAAGTTGATATGACGGACATTTTCAAAAGAATGTCTGTGTGTAACTTAAAATCATTAACTATAAAAGGGGTTAGGTGTTTGTTTTCTGGTGTGACTCAAGACGCGGCACTCAGAAAAATACTAAAAGTAGCAATGGAAGAAATGGATATTGATGTTTTTGGTATTTTTATTGCTAACCTACCACCAGAAGCACAACTAAAATTGCGTGAAGAATTCGAAAAAGAGTTTGGTAATCTACCATTACCTTGGGAGTCTGGTTACGATCCGGGATCAATGGATAACTCCAATCCTTATTTACAATATGTTAGAAAATCTTTCAATGACAAAAAACCTCAGAGAGATGCCCGAAAAGAAAGTAGACAAGAACGTAGAGAAAACCGAAGACTGGAAAGACAAGAAAAAAGAGCAGCCAGAAATCCAGAAGACCCAATGCCTTCTGATGAGGAATTGGAAGATTTACCTGAAGCGCCAGATGAGCCTATGGAATCTTCTCAAGATGCCCTTCAAGCAGAAATAAATGCGTCTTCAGAGGGAGAGGAAATAGATTTTTCCTCAATAGAAGAAGATGAGGATACTCTTGGGGATCGTGTTGGTCAAAGAGCCATGACCCCTGAACAAAGAGAAAGACAAAACTACCTGCAGCAACAAGCACTGGCAGCAGAGGAAGAGTTCCTAGATGCACTCCTTACGCGAGATGAAGCCGGTCGAAATAGATTTGAAGCCGCTGAACATGAAGAATTCCTAAGGAAGCAACAGGCAGCCAAACAGGCAGCCAACGAAGCAGAAGAGTTTGTTTCTACCATGCTCAACGAGGAAAGGCAGGCAAGAGAGGAAGCAGCCACGGCTGCAGCGAACGCTGAGACAGAATTTGTAGATGAACTTTTAAGCGAAGAGGAACAGAAACGTAAACAACAAGAAGATATAAAAACTGTTCAAGATTTCATGGCTGGGATAGGTATGGAGTTTGACGAATCTAGTACTCAACTTTCGATTACAGCAGTTTCAAACGAGCCTAGTTCGCAATATACGATATCAACAGAGACTCCACCGCCACCGGCAGCAGCACCAACAATAGAAGATCTGGCAACTTGGGAAAATTATATTTCTGGTAGCATCAATAAAGCCATGATAAGAGATCAATGGTTTAAACTAGCAAAACTATCTGATTTCTACAAATTTATGTTTGATTCATTCACTGCTTGGGCCACTGTTTCTGGTGTTGAGTATGGCCCATCTGCGGATCTGATTTCAATTATCAGAGAAATAAAAGTGGGAATTTTAGATGAAAAAACAAGAATCAGGCAAGAAACACAAACAACACAACCTACAATCCCAAGTTTGCCTCCGGCTGAAGAAGAAGTCGTTGAGACACCAGAGGAAAAAATTGAAAATAAAAAAAGAGAAGAGAGGCAAGCAAGAAATAAAGAGAGGCTTGATAGCATAGCAGAAAAAACTGCTTCAGCAGTAGATGCTATTGATTCCGCCACACAAAAGTCTGTTTCTAAATTATCTGAAATTTGGGGAGATCTGTCAGAAATACAAAAAGAACAAGCAATCAAAAATGCCACTCCTTCCCCCGATCCTTACCCTTCTGGGACATATGGCACAGCGTTAGGCAACATACAGAAGTTGGTAGTGGATGCATATATACAGAATATAATTGATATACTTGATCTGGATCAGGTTTTGGGTGTGTTAGAGAGGTTTCCCGGATCTGAATTGCTACCTCGAGTACTGAACTATGCTGATTGTGCTGCGCAAGGTATGTTCAATCCCCCGTTAGATAGTTTTATGAAAACTTTTGCTTTAGATGTTTGTGATAATAAAGGGGTTAGTTTGGGTGTCCCTAAGTTGGCCGGCAAAGAACTTCCAGATTTTTATGACAAACACTTCTTGACTAAATTACGAAATGAGTTTGTCAAGAAGGTTGAGACTGCTTGGGTTGGTGTATTGACAAGGATACTTTTGAAAGTTCTCCAAACCATTGATGATGCTATTTGCAAAGGCCTAAATACTCTAGGTACAGTGGCATCAAACTCAATGGGCCTAGACAACGCTATCGGTGATGCTTTTTGTCCTGAAGGAAATGCAAAAGATGTTGACGACACGAAAAGAAATCTTTTCAAAGCAGCAGGTATAGTCCCAACAACAGATGCTTTAGCAGCCAACGGCCAACCAGTCACAGATGATTCTTATGATTGTTTGTTTAAAGCGATAAACGCAACTACATCAAGAAATGAAATTATGGGCTTACTAACAGAGACGCCCGGTAATATGGACCCTAATATACTCAGAAGAATCGCCGAGTTGACAAACGCAGTGTGCCCAGAATTTTCCAGTGTATTTGGTACTCCAAAAGATGTAGCAGATAAGTTTGGAGTTGTGTCAAACTTTATACCTCCTGAATTGAGAAACGTTCTTAAAGATCAACTAAACACAATTTCAGACGGACCAGTGTTCGAATCAATTTGTCTAACGCAAGAACAAAAAGATGAATGGGATAATAACAGGACAACCCTATTAACTAATAAAGGTCTTGACCAAAAAACAGCAGAAAAGATGATCAAAGATGCTAATGATCGCGCTCTAAATGACTTAGGTAGTTTATCTGACTTGGCAAATCAATTAGATAAAGGAGGAGCCGATGGATTATTGGGTGATGCTCTAAATGCCCTATTAGATCCAACAAGGGATCCTGATTGTCAAAAGTTTCAAAACACAGTTCAGTTTGAAACTGAAGAGATGGCTAATGAGAAAAAAGATGATATAAAAAACTTTTTTGATAATATTGAAAGGAGTTTTATACAAGATTTGATAAAAAGAAGAAATTCTATATTGAATAATATTCTGAGAGATAAAAACAACTTTAGACTTTCTAAGCATGAGTTGAGAACTAATTATCCTCTACTGTGGCCAAATTATGTAGATTCTGAGGAGTCTTGGGACTACAGAAAAGAGTTTTCTAACAAAACGGTAACTTGGAGAATGGAGAAAGATAGGATTAGAGGTGCTTTCCCTGAAACTGTTGGTATTTGGATGAGAGATAGTTTGAAAGATCAAAACATTGATTATAAAACATCGAAAAACTCTAATCAAATCGAGTTGGTTTTTTCCGATCATAAAGATGATGTTGAGTACGAATTTTCTCTAAAGTATAAAATTTTTCACGAGAAAGCACCAAAGAAGAAAGTTTCTGTAGACCAGATGTTTCATCGTAAACTAAAGAAAAAAGAAGCAAAGCAACTTGGGCTTGACCACAAAGAGTTAGAGGGGAATACTACAGTCATAGAAGACGCAACAAATGTCACGAGCACTGAGGTAGTCAATGTATCTAAGTATGATTCCGGATATCCAAATGACGCCATACCGTTTCAGTACGTAACTTTCAAATCATTAATAGAAAAAAGGCTTGGCTCCAGTATCAGAACGGAAAGTATTATAAATGTTGGTGATTCAATAAATAAAAAATTATTAGATTTTGCAAAAAGGGCTTTCTTGGAGGATCCTAATGGCGATATTCCACCGGGATTCAAATTCGGATACACAGATCAGCAACCAATAACTTTTGCAGATTTGCACTATGTTAATCCTGAGGCGGATCCAAACGATAAAAAAACTTGGGTTTATACAAAGATGCCTCGAGATAGAGTGCTTGGTAAAAGCGCCACAGAGAACCCAAGAGTTCATTTTTTAGACCCTGCTATACACGGAGGTAGTTATGTGTTGCCAAAAATTTATGTTGAACCTGCTACATATAACGGTTGGTTGGGTCTTGTAAAGACTTTTGTGCCTGAGATAGAAAAGTGCGAAAAAATAGATAACGGCTTTCTCAATATGACAGAGATATCAAATAGATCGAAGAAAGTAGAAGATGACACTCCCTTCGATGAAAGACTGTCTCTAGCGCCAGACTGCAATGTGGATATTCCTTTTGACAAACAATTCGCTCCGTCAACTCATGGTCTAATGGAAGGTATGGTTATAGCAACAACAAGGGTGTATGTTACTGAGTATATTTTGAAAACACTTGCTATTTTTAGCAGTATAGAATTTTCTGAAAGAAATATAGACTCCCTCTTTACCTCCATGTTGGTTGATGAGATGAAAAAAGGATTGATGGCACAAACTACTATTTGGAATATGATTCAAGGATATACCTACTATCTTCTTTTTGTAGAACAAGTGGTTCAGACAGTGCAAAGACAAATAAAAGATGGTCTTATGGAAATGACACCAGATTTAGATGTTGCATTTTCACAAATTCAAGCCGCACAGAAAAACTTCAAGGCAATAAAGATAGATCCAAAAAAAGTAATAAACGGAACATACGACTACTCTGATATAGAAGATATTTTTAGAGGAGCAGCAATCGTAGGTTTTGGAGAATTTTGGGAAGATGAATACAAAAAATTCGAAGATTTTAGCGCTGGGGAAACAATTGAGAAGGCTGCTAAAAAAGTTGCAACAGATGCAGCCATAGGGGCAGCAGTTGCAGGTCCGCTAGGTGCGAGAGTTGCGGCAGCAAACGGTGTGGCTGTGACTATGAAAAATGACCCTGCTATTTCAAATTTAGCAAAAATTGCCCGTAAACTTAAGTTTTTGACTCCTTTCAAAATCGAAACCTGTCGTAAAGTTAACACTATACATCAAAACTTAGACGCAGCAGAAGTAATTTTGGGTGCTTTTATAAAAAATGAATTAGTTACTCTCATGGAGAAAATAAATTTGAATCTTAGGCCAAGACCACACGTCTTTGATGTAAAAAAATATTTATTATCTAGACAAGGTATCCTTTACGGTTCAACTTTGAGATCTGGTGAGTCAATTATAGAACAAGCGTCTGTGGAGGGATCCACCGGCTTTGATTATGGTAACATATTCCATGTAGTAAGGAACCCAGAAACTGATAATCCACTAAGTCAATATGAAATAAAGATAGATAGTTTAGCGATACCTAGGGAATATGATGGCGCTGTAGAGTTTTTGAAAGATGATTTTCCCATAAGAGACATAGGTGATAGAGATGCTATTTTGAGTTTTGTGAGAGAAAAATTTATGAATCTCAACCCACTTGTCAGCGAAGGTTTCTTTTATCTAGAAAAGTATGTTAGGGTTGTTGGGGTTACTGGTGATGAAGTTATTTATAATATAAAAGAATTTCAAGAATTATTGAGATCTTTGAATTTTGACCCTGATAGTATGATATCTGACAATTTCGGCAACGCCGTAATAACATCAGAAACTGATTATACGGGCTCAATTGGTATAAAATTTGGTGTGAGGCTAGTTTATTGTCCCCCAGCAGACTTTGATTTTGACGTGCCATCAAATTACAAAGATGAGAGAACATTTAAGTTGGCACCTGTCGAAGCAAAACTTGTTTTTAGTGATGCTTTTTACAAAGGGCTAGAAATAATGCCAGATTTTATTCAAGAAAAATTAGAAGGATTACTGGAGGAGGTAACTTTACCTATGCCAAATGCTTCTAATCCGATACCGATAGCCGTTTTCGAACAGGACATATTAGATAGAAAAATTTCAGATATAAACTTAGATGATGATAATCTTGGTGAAGATTTGAAATGTTACATAGACAATTTAGTAGAAACTGAAGATTTCAAGTTACTATTCGAATACTGTTTCCCAATAAAAACTTTTTGTTCTCTTTTTGGTATTTATTCGTATTACGGATTTTTTGAATCTATAGGTAAAGATGAGGAGAACAAAGATGAGTCAGATGAAGATCCGGCTAAACTAAAAGAAAAATGGAAGTATAGATTGTTCAGAAGCACAAAGCGGCAACTGCGAAGAACTTTCAATTCAATATACCGAACTGACGACGATGTAAAAGAAGAGAGGAAAAGAAACGATAGAGATAAAAGTGCTAGATTTTTAGCAAATATAATGCCTCAAACATTCTTGAATCTCGATGCCAGTGTTAAGTGGTGGCAATCTTTACGTATTGTAGATGTCAAGCCATTTGATGCTGATGGAGAAGAGTGCCTGAATGCATTCCAAAAAATGTTCAAATAGGAGAATAGGAAAATGTCATTATCAATAGTGTTGCCACTAAAATCATCATCAGATGGATTTGATTCATATGCGGACTCCGAGACAAACGAAGCGATACAACAAAATCTTAAGATGCTTTTACTTACTAGGCCCGGAGAATATGTCATGGATGCTGAGTTCGGAGTGGGTATGATAAATTATCTATTTTATCAACAAGGTAGTAATGTAAAATCATTGATATCTTCAAGAATAAGTCAACAGGCAAAGAAATATATGCCGTACATTAGTATATCAAGTATAAATTTTGATGAAGAAGAATTAGAGTACAACAAACTTTCAATATCCATAGAATATATGGTCGCTGATTCTGAGTTGCCTCAAGTATTTGATCTGGAAGTACAGATTTAACTTTTCATAAATATACTATTTAGATTTTAGAGAGAGGGTAACGGATGTCTAAACTAAAAAATACTCCAATTAAATACACTAGTAGAGATTTTGATTCTATCAAAGAAGATCTTATTGAGCATGCAAAAAGATATTATCCAGACAAATGGAAAGATTTTTCGAAGTCTACCGTAAATTCTTTATTGATTGATTCTGTGGCCTATGTAGGGGATGTCTTATCTTATTATCTAGATTACTCAGTGAATGAAAGTTTTTTAGATACTTCCATCGAATATTCTAATATCAGAAAACATGCAAGATCTCTGGGATACAGATATTCTGGTAATCCTAGTTCTTATGGTGTTATAACTTTATACTGTATCGTGCCATCTAATGGAAATGGAACGGCCCCAGACTTTTCATATGTACCTACTATCGCTCAGGGGTCACAGTTTACTTCAGCCACCGGTGGTGTTTTTACCTTGACCGAAAACGTTAGGTTTGATAATGCCAACAATCAGGTGGTCGCCGCTAGGTTCAACCCTTCAAATGGTGCCACAACACATTTTGCAATTAGAGCATATGGTCAAATTGTTTCGGGTGTATTCGAGAGAATAACTATAGATTTATCTAATGCCGCCTTTGAAAGATTTAGAAGAATAAGAATTGGTACTAACAATATTACAGAAATAATATCAATTGAAGATGCCGACGGCAACAGTTATTATGAAGTGGAAAACTTAGCACAAGAAGTTATATTCAAGGAAACTACTAACCCAAGTGCTTTATCGGATGGGGTAATGAGTGTTATAAAGCCTTTCGTAGCCAGTAGAAGATATGTCATGGAGCAGGACGATTCAGGAACTTACATCCAGTTCGGCTTTGGCTCAGAAGATGATCCACAAGAAGGTTTAGCGGACCCATCTCAAGTTGCTATTAAAATGCACGGTAAAAGAACAATTTCTAATTTGACATTCGATCCGTCTAAGTTATTACAAACTTCTC